TACCCCACCTGTTACTAGAACAGCAACACCAACGCCGACACCCACCAAAACCGGTACTCCTGCCCCAACTCATACTAGAACGCCAACAAAAACACCAACCCAAACACCTAGCAATACTTCTAGCTTAACTCCAACAAGAACATGCACACCTACGAATAGCGTAACTAGAACTCCTACCAGAACACCCACTACTACAACAACTAAAACGCCAACGCCAACTAAGACAGTATAAATAGGAGAGATTTAATTATGGAAATAAATATAGATTTATTAGATATATTTTGTGAATTTGAACATAAAGACGATAATACTTATGTGTGCAAATTATGCAATAATAGAATGTCTTATGTTTCTAAGGATGGTGAGATTCCTAAAATACCATGCGTAACAAAGTTATCCAAACCCATTCCTGTTCCGAAAGTTCAACATCAACAACCAGCTTTACACAAGAAGATTTTTAATTTTATTGTTGCAGTATATAATCATATACGTAATGGTGGTAAGAGAACCACGCTAGAAGAAAGAACCAAGCGATTGAACATATGCACTGGATGCGAATACTATGATGGTATAGCATGTACCAAATGCGGATGTCCAATCACTAGGTATCAACAATATATTAGTAAGCTAGACTGGAAAGATCAAAAGTGTCCAATCGGTAAGTGGTAATATGATTACTTTTTCTTACCTTTATTATCAGACTCTTCTTTCTGCCACTTATGCCAGCCTTTATTAGGTAGCCAATTCCCTTCATCGTCTTTTCTCTTCGGAAAAAGAGTACCACCCTTTTTATGCTGACCAAATGCTAGAACGGCACCGCAATCATTGCATCGTAATTCATAGTAGTCATTACTGTCTACATTTCTAACCACGAATCTTAAATTGGTGCTTCCACATAGTCCACACTTTTCTTCAGCGAAAATTTCCTGAATAGTGGCTAGTTCCTTAAAGATTTCCTTTTGACCAGATCCCTCTAGTTCGAACTCTAGTCTATCTCCTACTTTGTACTTAACTTTCATTTTTCACCTCATGGTTTCCAATTTTCTGAATATCCCAAAAGACTTTCTGGAATATCAGAAATGTTTTGTTGATGTTTAGATAACTCTCTTATAATAGAGACAGCATCATCATGCATCAAGCTCTTAACATTATTTTCATTGAATCCAAGTTTATTAATTAGTGATAATGTATTAATATTTAAGCGTTTTGACATAACGTCTATAAAGTTAATTTGATTATTACTGATTTTACTAACACTATCACCAGTAGGATCATCTTCAAGATTTGTGGCCAATTCTTCCGCAGCCACTACTTTTCTTAGCTTTAGAGCCCTTCTTAATGCTCTACCTTCAGCCCTAGTTTCTGCAACGGCAACCGGATGATTTCGATAAGTTTTATCGCAATTACCCCAATAAACGTCTGCCGCCCCGCTTACTGTACGACAACGGTTTAAATCATCGGTCTCGACACCCTTATCATTTAAAACGTAGCTTATGGTGTGTACCACGGTGGCTCTTTTTTCATTTGAAGGCTCAGGATTCTGTACCACATCGCTGGTAGACTGGATAACAGAACAATTCAGAGCAATCTCAAAAATTCGCCTAAGTCCATCGGTTGTTGGATTGCCATCAATCTTTTCATCATCAGATAATAGACCTAGAACATAATCATTCCATTCTAAGTCATTTGGCCCAATTTTCTTCGTTTCAGTAGATTCTACAACTTTCTCTTTTTTGACCATTTTAGTCTCCTAGTTCTATAATCCTATTATTATTTGATGATTTATTATTTAGTTGATCAAGAGCAGATCGTAAATCTTGATATATTAAACTTGCTCTAGATTCAGAAAAATCCTTAGTTTGTTTTATCCTTATCAAGCTCCAACCCTTACCCAATATCAAGCCGGTTTTTTTGTTGTCGTATTTTTGATTTCTTTGTAAAGATTCATCGCCCCAAACAGGCTCGAAATGAGATGGGCCGTCAACTTCTATTGCCGTATTCATTGTAGGGAGGAAAATGTCTATTTGCAACTTGGTATTTACAAGAACTTGTTCTTTGTGAAATTCAGCTTTGTATCCATCTGATATGAGTGCCTTAAAGAGAAATTTCTCTAATTTAGAACCTGTTTTACTAGCATCTCTAACTGCTTGGTTTGCTTTTTTTAGAATGTTATCTTTTGTATTATCGTCTAAAGATTCCCACGCTAATCTAGCCTTTTCTTTTCTTTCTTTTATTTCTTTATCAGATAATGAGTCCCAAGATTTTAGAACACCCATACCTATCTTTTGTTTGGTGTCCTCGTCTCGTTCTTTGCCCTTTGTCGGATGCTTATGCTTACCAGTAGACAAAGCATTTTTTTGAGCCTCAGACTTAGTACGAATATCTATATTGAGCCTTTTGGCATCTCTCCTTATTTTGTTGGCATATGTGCCATAAATAGCAGCAATATCAGCAAAGCTTTTATTTTGATTAAGATAAAGATCTTTTAATATTTTTTCTTTGTCACTATCACTAAGTAGTGAATATGATGTTTTTGAAGTTTTCATATGATAATACTTCCATAACTCCTATTGGTTTTTTGTTCCAGCATCTCTGATATATGTTGTAAATATTATAGTTTTGTGCAATAACTGAAATTTTTTCATTTTCCGCATAGATATTTCTTAAATCAAAATGATTAACCTGGGCATAATTCATCCATTCTGGGTGTTGTAGAAAATAATATATCTGGTCTATCCCTGGAAAATTTTTAACTATATCTATAACCTCTAGATCAAAGACAAATAATCTACCTTGCCAAAACTTAGCTTCCGATAGTGGCAATATAGGCATATTTAATTTATTAGTATTGATACTATTATTATATGTAAAACATAGATATTGATTAACAGGATCATTCTGTATTAATTCTAGAAATAAATTATGAAGATTATTGTATATATGATTGTTTGATACTATGAAGCCAATATCTTTATTAATTGCCATAAAATTCTTTCTTAATATATTCATTTATATCTGTGATATTTTGATCATGATGAACACTAGTTACTTCTCCAGAGTCCATATCAATATATGACGCACCACATAATAGACTCTCGTTTTTATATATATTATTTTTCCCAACAATATATTTATATGAAGAGAAGATAAATGCCTTTTGATGCTCTAGCAATGTTCCGAGATTCATAGGGTGTTTTATATTGGGATTATTAAACATATGAACTACTCTTGTATCACATAATTTTAGAATATTCTCTGGTAATTCATTGATATTATCAAGTAATATAGCGATATCATTACTTTTTTCCATAGAGTATTTTCTGAAAATTTCAGTATTTACCACATGAAATAAACTATCATTATCTATGATAAAAATGGATTTTTCTTTATCTGTAGCAGCAGTATAGAATGCTTTGACTTCCATGCTATTAAAATCATGTTCGCTTACACAAATACGATACGGCTGGATAATATCGTAAGCTTTAAAAATTTCTTTCATATCTATAACATAGACATCAACATTATTCTTATGGTGATACATTGCTATTTTAAGATTATCAAGAAGTCTGCTATTGCTTTTGGATACAATAATCTTATTATTCATATAAAAATTTTAGCCTTATTAATGTCTTTGATATGATTTATTTTTGTTATCTGTGTTTTGGGAATCATTACCTTGTCAAAACTAACAGATCTTTCCAAAAGCTTGTTAACTAATTCAAAGAAAAATAGTGTTTTTAGTTCGTGGGGCAATAACATATCTTTTACAATAGACATTGTTTCATTGTTAAGGTAGATGCACTCAGACCACAAAACAGGCAGATCATAAAACAAATACTCTATAGAGTTCTGATCGGCACAACCTATATTAAAGTTGTTTTTTTTACCCTTAATCAAGAAAATGGAATTATTTGATTTATTAAAGTTTTTAGCAAAATTAAATTTTGTTATAATACCATTATTAATAAAGATAGCTCCATTATTATTTTCTTTTTGTCTGATATAGGATACAACCGAAGTCATCTGACCACTAGTGTCGTATTGTTTATTTTCGAGTATTGATATGTTTTTAGGAGAAATTATTTTTGATGTTAGAATAGTTTTTTTAATTCTATCAGACTCAAAACCCGTGAGTAAATAGATGTGATTATTTTTATAAACTGACCTAAGAATAGAAATCTGATGTTCTATCAGGGTTTTGCCCCTGATTGTTATTAGTGCTTTTGGGCCAAAAGATTTCATACCTTTGGTTATTTCAGGTATAATCATTACTATATCAGTCATTATATAACACTAATTTGCACCCCGGATTATCTATAAAAAATGTATCTGTATCATAAAAAAACTTAGCTTTGTCACCACCAAGAATATTGTATGTGTCGTATGTCATAAATAGACCATCTAGAGCAGAGGTACTTTTCATATAAACGCCATAACTATGGTTGATCACAGATTCTGTATGAATTGTGTTCATAATATCGTCTAAGCTATTAAAAGAATCCTCTGTGGCTATATATAAGAATGAATTAGATTCATGCTTATTAACGACAACATCTACCCCAGAAATAATAGATATTACTTCATCTATGTGTGGCAGTATTTTATTAACTTTCCATGGAACTTTTATTTGTTGCTCAAAACTATGAACTGTCAAACCATCTACATTTTTACCAAAACATATTATATTTTTTGGATAAAAACTAGATTTATTAACTTTATCTATAATATATGATATTGATTGATTGATTGTATCAAAATTTATAACTAGCGTATAATAAATTTTATTCTTAGCAAATATATAGTCTATAATTTCTTGTTTATTGACTTTATCTTTATAAGTTTCTAATGTATTTTTGCCAAAAGCATATGAGCAACTGTAATTGCAGATGGTTTTGTTCTCGGAATCTACCAATATTTCAGGGTTATTTATTGCGTCCGGTATATCAAAAAAACACCACTTATCTTCTGAATTAAATATACATTTTTTACAATCGGTTGTATTATTCATCAGTAGTTAATTTTCTTTAGTGTTAATGCTATTTTAAAATTTTCTTCTATCATCTTATATAGAACTATCTTTGGTTCTAGAGACACAATAAAATTAATAATAGTCATAGGTTCAGTATAAAATTCTATAGTTTGTAGGAGCTTTAGGCCAGTTTCAACATCTATAGTATCTTTACATAGCGCATCAATAATCTTAGAATAATCTATAATTTTAACTACTAGCTCACCATCTTGTCTTAATTTTTCTAGTAATAAATTGATTGTCGGTATTTTTTTATCTTTCTCTATACAATCAATATCTTCAAGAACTATAGCTAATTGAGAAAAATCAGCAATATTGTTTAATGTATTAATGTTGTTTTTATTAATAGATAATAGATTCATAATTTAATTACCTTAGATAGTATTTTAGAGAATGTGGCAAAGTCATAATTTATTTTGGTATTATTTGCATGACTAATGTTGGAGGGTACGATTCTTTGATTTTTTAGAATATCAATGGATGATATTGTTGAGCAACCAGCCGATAAAGCGACGATATTATCAATATAATTTTTGTATACAACAAGATTATAGTCAGCTAGACTGTTGATTAAACTATAATAGTCTTTATGAGATGAAAAGTCAATCACATCTATATTAGTCTGTTTAAGTATGTGAGCTATATCTTTATAATTATTATTGTCAATAATTAATACTCTATCTCTTTTTGCAGATGGGTTTGATATTTTAATTTTAGGCAGAGCTATGTTTATATTTGTGTCAAATAAATCATTGTTTGATTCGATAAGATTGATTATTGTAAATTTTTGTAGCCTATTTTTGATAAGAAAAATATCTTCTTTTTTCATGTAAGAAATGTCTGAATGTATAAATACAACTTTATCGTGCTCGCCAGACATGTAATAATTTTGATATGAATCAGACATAATATATGATTGATAGTTATTAATTAATACCGATTTTAGAGTAAGGTATTCAGACACATCTGAATTATTTATTCTGATAATTTTTTCTCCAAAAGCATGGTCTATTAATAGATCAAAAGATGAACCATTATTAATATAATGTATTAAAGAATTATTATTTTTACAATAGAGTTTATTATATAGCTTATTCATACAATGATCTTAGATATGCCTGTGGATTTATCATTTGAGTAAATTTGATTCATAGATTTGTTTTCAATAGGAAATACATTTTTAAGTTTTTGATAGAGGTCGTGATCATCAAACTTATGGAAAAAATTGCAGCCACTATCAAACTTAAATAGTTTATTATGATAAGAAACTGTTTCTATCTCATATCTCTTGTCTAAATTGTATTTTCCTATAATTCTTTTTCTTAGACTTAAAGCATAATAATATTCTAGATCAGATACAAAAACCGTGTTCATTTGCAACAAACAGTCAATTGTATTAATAATAGACATTCTAATATTATCATCGATAGTATCGTTAATGGATAGTATAATTTTAGATGATGACGGATCTATGTTCAATTGTCTATTAATATCCTCAATATATGAGAGTGTTTGATTTGTATCTTCGGATTCTATACCTAATAATAAAATAATATTATTTTGATGTTTGCTAGATTCATAAAAAACAGATATTAAATCCTTCAAGATACCTATGTCTTGTTTAAAATTTAAAATACATCCATACTTATAAAATTTATTAAATGCATTACTAATTTTTAAAGAGTCATTATTTGGCTTAAGATACATATTAAGTTTTATGCACTCTATGCCGTTGTTGTCTAATATATCTTTATGAAAATCATTTGATACACAAACATGTGACACTAATTTGTATGATATTGGAAAATATAAATTTGTAACGCATGGAATATTAGGTATTAAAATATTTTGTTTATATTCTCTAGCTACAAAAATCTTGTTATAGTATGAAAATTGTAGAACGGTTTGTTGCGAAGGTTTTGCTTCTTCAACCAACTTGTCTGAAAAATAAGAAAACTTATCTCTAATGAGTAACAGATTGCTATTCATGCGTGTGATTCTTTTATATGTGCGTATTCTATGAAATCTTCATTAATCTTATTGTTATTTTTTATAAAGCTTACAATAGTATTATTATTACGAATAATTGTATTAAAATATTCAATTGCATCTTTCCATGAGTATGGAACAACTTTCTGATTATCGTTTTGATAACCCTGCGTCAGCTTTTGTAGTATATTTAATATAAAGTATGAGTCTATCGTATGGGTGCCATTTAAATAATTTGTACAGATATGTTGTAGCTTGGCTAGGTCAGGATCTTTTGAGCTATTGATAAGTTCTAGAGATAGAGGAGAATGTATTTTCCAGTCCTTTATTTGTTCATATTTATTGATAGGATCTTGTTGTTTTTGTTCAAAAAGCTTAGTGAGTCTATTTTCCCATTTCAATATAATATTTTCCCAATTAAAATGTTTAATACATAATTCTCTGGTTTTTATTCTCTGTTGGAACTTCATCGGGTTGGGTATGTGGATATAGTCATAAAGTATATTAACTAAACTGTCATTATCTGGATAAGCTCTATATGCTTCTGTTTCCAGCTCTTTAAACATTGTTGCAATATTAACCGGATATGCATTGAGCTTGGATACTATATCCTCCATAGCACTATATGGAATCGTTACTATCGGAACACCACAAGCAGCAGCTTCAACTTGAGGCATACCAAATCCTTCACATATAGAATATTGGATATAAAGATCGAAAGCGTTGTATATACCAACTAACTGCTCCTGTGTTACTCCAGCAGTAACAGAAGGAAAAGTAGCATGATTATTACAATATATGCAATTTCTTGTTGAGCCGCTATAGACATCAGCAAAAACCTTATTGCAATTTTTGCACGTATATGTCAATAGTACCTTATTTAATAATCTATTCTCTTTCAATAAAGACGGTATATTCCAGCCCAAATAGTCTGGATAACCAGTATGTAAATACAAGAATACCTTGTTTGCAAAAGGAGACTGTTCTTTTTCAAGTCTATCAACCAGTAATCTAAACGATTTAATTAATTCTGGTATTAATTTTCTTTTTTGATTTCTCATTACAGAGCCAAGAACAATACTGTCTGTAGGTATTGATAGTGATGCCTTGGAGGCATTAGTGTCGAGCATTGTATATTTTTGAGTATCTATACCCGGAGAAGCTGTATCTACATAGTTGATTGTATTATTTGTTTGTTGTAACAAAATATCTCTAGCCCAATCAGAGTATGTAAAAATAGAATCAGCACCAGAATAAGTATCAAGCCACATCTCTTGTTGAGGATATGAATCCACAGTTGGCATAAGCATCCAATGATAACATTTCCTCATAGGAGAGAATGCTTGATAGGAATTCATCCAATAATCTCTGATATCAATAACTACATCTGGCTGAAAATCTAAAAGAGTTTTTTCAAATCTCCATCTACCAAATGCATTTTCTGCATTAGCAGAGTATTCTTGAAATCTACTATCGTTGCTTTTAACAGCATTAGCATAGTATCTCCAGGATATGTCTTTATCTCTAGGATCATTGACAAAACCATAGCAAGCCAATTCTGCCACATGAAATAGTGGATTTGAATGTAGTCTACTTAATAGTTCTTTTCCGTATACAGAATATCCGGTACTTAAAAAACTAGCTTCATTACATAACAAAATTTTCAGCCGCTGTTTTGTATTCATTATTTGTTGATATATATATGAAAAAGGGCTATGTTATTAGCATAGCCCTCTTTCAAACACACTATTCCTAGTTTATTAGAAAGCTACCGATTCTTCTTCCTTTGACTCGCTCTTCTTTGAAGACAGCTTAGTAATCTTAGAGAAATTATTTACGCGAATCTTTAGAGATGAATGCTTAACACCATCCTTTTCCCAAGAATCATTTCTAATAGAACCTTCTACTAGAACTAGATCGCCCTTCTTAAAGGACTTGCCGATAATCTCCGCTCCAGTATCCCATGCTTCGCAAGGAATAAAAGACGTAATCTTATCCTTTGATCCATTTGCCTTGGTATATTCTCTAGAAGTCGCAACAGTAAAGTTAACAACTGAAGTTTCCTTACCATTACTGCTGATCGACCTTAGTTCCGGATCTCTTGCTAAATTTCCACGAATAATAACAATATTCATCGTTTTGAACTCCTTGTTTAAAAACCAAATGTCCCAACACTACAGTATTATACAAATGGCTGACACCGAGTCAAGCCATAGGTACATAACATTTTTCTACGATCAAGTCGCTTTTCTTGAAGGACTTGGCTCCTTTAAAAATCAGAATGTTTCCATCAAATAGCTGATTTCTGTATAACGATAGCTGTTCTGTAAAAAATATAACAGAGTCTATATAGCCGGTGCTATCGGTTATACTAACAAATGCCATTTCATTACCCTTATTTTTCCCATTCTTAATCTTAATCACATTAACATTATCAATTTCACCAGCGACAATAATATTTTTTCTGTCGGAATCTTTGAACTCTTTACATGTTGTATTAGTCATACTTATATCGTATGAATCTACTTTTGAATAGGTTAGATTTATTCCGAGCAGGTTGCTTTCATTATCACAGACCCACTCTATTTTGTCATCCAAAGAAAATGGAGGCTTGATAAGAGAAGAAATTAAACCTTGTAATATATTTTTACGATTTTGAGTTAGTTTTGGTTTCTTGACCAAAATATTCATTAGCTGTAAAGTATTGAACTGAGAGACATCAATTGATCTTAAATATTCTATCTCTTTGCTTGTTAGCTCACTCATAATCTCGTATTCAAAAAGCATAGAGGTTCTAGTTTTAGTAATATAACTGAATGCCCCACTACATATCAAAGCTTTTGCAGCGGTAGAATTGATATTTACTAATAGATTAAGCAGTATTTCTGACCATGTAAGATGCTGTATGTCTAAATTTTTAGATAGATCCACAATCTTTTTATAAACCGAGTCGCCCACACCCTTTATGTCTGTAAGACCAAAGTGTATTTTGTTGTTATGGATTACAAAAAATTGATTCAACAATCTATAATCTGGTACACAGATTTCTATATCCATATCTGTGGCATTTTTCACCAACTCTTTGATTTCTTGCTGGGGGTCTATTTTATCTTTTGCATATTTGAGATACGAAGCAAAGAAAATCTTAGGGAAGTGTGCTTTACTATATGCTGATAAATATGCGTTAATAGCATAGCTTACGGCGTGAGATTTATTAAATGAGTATCGTTGAGATTTTTCAATCCAACTAAAAATTTGTTCAGCTTCATTTTCTGATGCTAAATTAGTTTTTTTGCACCCCTCTATAAATATCTTCTTAAGTTTTGCCATCTCTTCTGGTTTTTTCTTACCAATAGCTTTTCTTAACTGATCAGCTTCTTGAAGATCAAAACCAGCAATTTTCTGAGCTATTTCCATAGCCTGTTCTTGATATACCATCTCTCCGAAGGTGGTCTTAAGAATTGGCTCTAGGGCTGGATTAAAATAGTCTATAGATTCTTGGCCATTCTTTTTATCTATAAAGTGATTACTAACAGTTTTACCATCTCTAATAGCTTCCAAACATCCCGGTCTCATAATACTAATAAGAGCAGAAAGTTCTTCTATATTTGAGGGTTTGAGTTTTCTGGCCATGCTTTGCCCTAGGCGTGATTCTAGCTGAAAACATCCTTTGGTATTGCCAGAAGACAACATTTCCCAAGTTCTACTGCATTCAAAATTTATGGCATCCATATTAATTGAAAAATCAATTTTTGGCATACCATCAGTGGATTTGTCGATAATAGGGAATCGACAACCACAATCAAATGTATAATATTCCATACTTTATATGTTTGCTATATTAAAAGAATTCCTAAATTTTACTTTGGATGCTAATTTCCTATGCAGTTTCAAAAATCGAATTAGAATTTCAGCAGTGTCTTTTACATCTTTCAAAGCATCATGAGCACCCTCTTTACTAATACCAAGATAATCTCTTACATCATCTAGAGTATAGCTTTTAAGTTCTTTAGATCCTTCAAACCAATAAAATATAAGATTCATGATATCTATAACATCTCTTGGATAAAAAAGAGAAGAATTCCCTTCTTTATTCAAGTTTTTATATTTAGTGCTTAGATTTTGAACAATCTTTAAGTCAAACCTATTGATATTGTAGCCCGCTGCTATCGGTGCAGTAAAGCAGGATTTTCTTTCTGAACGAATATGATACATCTCTAAATAAGATGTAAACATCTTCCATCCCGCCTCCTGTTTTGGAAAAGATTTCCAAGAATTAAGAATATCATCTTTGGATGATCCTCTAACCTTAGCATGAAAATCTAAAACATCAGAATCCTCATACGCATAGCTACTATTTTTTTCCAGAGCATCTGGTCTTAGATTGATATTAAATTCGGAATCTGGTATGATTTCTAATTTAAATGGATCTACGATAATAGCAGCTATTTGTACAGGACTACAAACATTCGGATCCTTGCCATCTGTCTCAAGGTCGAAGACACAAATTTTTTGATTATTAGCCATTAATTACCACTGCTGTTCCTGGTGCGAAAAAAGTCTTATTGCCTGTGTTAGCCGTATCCTCTGCATTATAAGATTTGCAGCAACTAACCTTAATTAACTCTATCTTTCTGTATGTGGTGTCTGATCCTGGTACTTTAAACTCTTGACCAACACCTAGTTCAGAAAATAGTTTGTTCATAACTACCTCCATTTTTCAATAGTGTGCTTACTGTCATTACTTTATCTAACATTGCTACGCCCAAAATATCGAATTTGATTATACCCAATGTTTCCAAATCTTGCATTTCCATGCCAGCTATTTGTTGTTTATTTTTAGTATCATAGACCATAGGACAAATACTCCCTAGTCTTTGATCCGATATAACAATACCAGCAGCATGTTTGGACTGATTCACTTTTGTCCCTTCTAGCCTAATGGCTTGTTCAAACCTTTTTGCTAGAGGGCCAGACAGAGAGCCATCCTCATTAATATAACACCAATTCTTCAGTTTGTCAACATTATTTTCTAAGGCCCACTGGATTATCGACGCTTCTCCGTATTCCTCTTTCATTTCTTGAAGTTCGTCAGCTATTTTGGCTTCGTCTGGTATATTTTTTGTAATTGAATTCATTTCGTCAAAACTTATATCGCCATACACTCGGAGAACATCTTTTAGAGCACCCCTACCCTTAAGAGTATTGAAAGTGATCATTTGCGAAACATTTTCAACACCATATCTATTCTTAATGTAGTTGATAACATCCTCTCTCTTATTAATAGGGACGTCAACATCAATATCTGGCATCGAAATTCTATCTTTAGTATTTCTACCAGCATTATAAAATCTTTCAAAGATCAGATTATATTTTAATGGATCAATACTGGTTATACCTATGAGATATGAAACCAGACATCCTGCTGCCGAACCACGACCGGGACCGGGTAACCACCCCTTATTCCTCACAAAATTCACTATATCGGACACTATTAAAAAGTAGCTAGACAGACCAGCACCCTGTAAAACAGAGAGTTCGTATTTGATTCTATCTGTGTATTCGCCTTGCTTATCCTTATCTATAACATTGGCGATTTTATCCCTCCAGCCGTTTCTACATAGTTGTCTAAGAAATTCATCTGGATCATTACCTTCGCATTCAAATGGAGGCAACATTGGTCTATGAGATATATCATAATCTTCACACATACTATCTACTAGATTAGTATTCTCTATCTCTTCTGAGGTATGAATAGACGACATTTCTTCTGGAGACAATATATAATAATTATCTGAAATGAAAAATGTAGACATTGGAACAGATTCATGGTTGACTATTTTCCTGTTAATGTCTGTAAATGTTGTCTTTAGATTATTGCATAATAATATTCGTTGATCTATAGCGTCATCTTTTTCAGAGTAATGTGCGTCTGGTGTGCATATCACTTTAGTATTAGTTTTTTTACCCAGTTCCCTAATACAATCGGTTAATGTTTTCTGGACCGGGTTATGTATTTGATCCATTAATTGGGCCTCAAGAAAAAAATTATCTTTTCCAAAAGCATTCTTCAGAACAGAGATTTTTTGTTCTGCGATAGAATACCAGCCTGGATCAATTTTATCGTTTTCTAAAATATGGTTGGCTATATATGACCCTAAGTGTCCACAGAATCCTACAAGATTACCGTCCAAGAACTCTGATAGTGTTTCTATACTAAGTCTTGGTTTTCGATAAAAATAATCTTCTCTATTTGATTCCGAAATAATTTTAATAAGTTGTTGCCAACCCTTTAAATTTTTTGCCAGAACCAAAAAATGGTGTGTAGAAGATTCTTTGTCTTTAACAGATGGGTGACTATCTGATATATAGAGTTCGCACCCCAAGATTGGTTTGATTCCAGATTTCTTGAGAGTATTATGAAACTGGACGGCACCAGCAATATTGCCGTGATCAGTTAAGGCACAAGAGGATACTCCTATTTTTTTACATCTCTCAGCTATCTGATTTGGTTTACTTAGTCCATCCAATAGGCTGTAGTGCGAATGTACATGTAATGGTATATAATTTTTCATTCAACGCTTCCTGGTGCTTTGTACTTACCAACAGCATATCCCGGAACGGTGTATTCGTCAACCACCGCATCTATGCCCTTTAATTCGATGTCGTGCTTAACTTGTTCACACTTGGTCATAAAACTATCTTTTTGACAAGTTTGATTATCTCTGTATTCTATTACTGGTAGTATTTGAGAATTTTCGAAAGTAGTTTTACCATAGTGACATAATTTACTACACATCCAGCTTTTGTTTAATCTTGGTTTTCTTGTTTTCTTGATAATTTCAAATTTATCCCTAAGCATAGCTTCTGTTTTTGGTAAATCAGATTTATCAAAATAAACACTAAAAGCTCCACCGTCATTGATAAAAAATATTGTCACCATAATATTATCTATATGAGGATATAGTTTTTGAACAGCATAGTGATAAATTCTAAGCTGTGGATCATCCTCAAGTTTTTCTTGTGTCTTTTCTTGACCGGTTGCCCAGTTCAATCTTCTGCCTGTTTTCCAGTCTACTATCTCAAAAGTATTTTTATCAATCTGAGTGATAAGATCTATTGTACCCTTTATGGCCAGATCGCCTTCTAAGATACCATCAGATGTATTATACTTATATTTAGCCCAAGGCTTGTCTATAACTATATCAAAATGTTGTTCGGGACAAACTATGTGTCTGTTTCTTGGATCAAACATACCATTATTATAAGAAATGGCTTTATTTACCCATAGTTTACAGTCTGAGAAATCTTTTTCTGTCCACTTGTGATGATTAAATTTACTGGTATAGTAATCATATACATCTTTGGTAATCACATCAAGATTATACTGATTGATATCGACAGATCCTACAACATCGTCTTCAAATACACTGATCTTTTTTTGTTCATTATGTTTTATTAAAGCCAATATTTCGAGTACTTTATGTACTATGGTTCCTTTGTCGGCTTTTTGGTTACTAGGACCCCTATAGCCTAAAACATATTCAAAAAAGTATTGTTGTTCACACATTGAATGTGTGTTATAGGACGAACTCCTAAAGTATGTAATTATAATTGTAGTATTCCTTTATTATTTAGAAATTTCTGTATGGTATCATTTTTTTCTTCTATTGTCATAGATGTATTATCCAAAACAAAATCAAACTTGGACCAGTCGAAAAAACACTGGTCTAATGCAGACTCACTCTCTGAGTTCGATTTGAACGGATCTTTTGTAAGTCGTATTACTAACCCACCACTATTTTGGATGGCCTCTACTTCGTTTGGAAATCTGCAATCTGCAACAAGCGCTATATCTATGTTTTCAGATTTTATCTTATGAATAGTTGCAGCTGACCAAACATCTCTTTTTATTTGTCTAAATATACCAGTTCCTACAAATTCCATTACTTGTCTAGCTGTCATAAATCCACTGTCATGATATTCATTATTCCAAGTCCATGTAATATCATAGCCCGGCATATCTTTCCATCTTAGTGATGTAAGGGTATTTTTATCGTCATCACTACCATAACACTGCTCATAAGTTAATCCTAGTATATTAATACATATATCCTGTTTCAGAGGGTCTGCAAAGCTATATACCTTACAAGATAAATTAGGATAATGTTGCTTAACTAAAAGTTGAATATAATCACAGGCCGTACTTTTACCGGACTGTTTCCTACCTGCCATGGCTATTATCATTTGATACTCGATATTTGTGGAATAATACTGTTTTTGATTTCGTCTACAGATAATTCACCAACATCAGGCCCATCAAATGTTGGAGAATATATACGATATATTTTTTTACACTTCTCTGTGATTTGTTTACATGCCTTTTGACCAGCATCATCGTTGTCCATGAGTAGTATAATATTCATGGCTCCGGATGAATCAATCAAAAGTTTTTGCTTGTCGCTCATGGATGAACCAAATATTGCTACACTATTATGAATTCCTGCTTCTTCTAGTCTCCAAACATTTCCAGGACTTTCAACAAGAATAATGTTTTTGGTTTTCTGAATATGGTCTTTTGCAAACCAGAAGTTGTACAAATGCTCTTGTGACTTAAACCCAAAATTATGCTTCCACTTACAATATTTCCAAGCATCTTCTTTACTTGGACAAGAATCATCTGGATTGTGGTAATTTTTACACTTTGAACATGAATTAAATATACTCCTACCAGTACAGCCTATAATGTATTTCCCATCAATTGAATATACTGGAACAACAATCCTATTGTGCATCTCTTTCTTTGGATTATCACAAAGTCCAACATCATATTTGTTTAATACTTCTTTAGTATATCCTCTTGAAAGATAATAGTTAGCCGGTATCTGTAATGATTGTCTAACTTGTGCTTTGGTAATTTTAGACAATGGATTAGCAGATGTTGTTGACTGCTTGACATTCTCTACTATTCTAGCAAATGTTGTTTTTTCAGTATCAGATCTGGATATCTTGATATCTTTTATAGATTTGTTCAATAATGATAGACAAAAATCTACCGCTTCTTGAAAGGATGCAGTCGGATCACCATTCTGTGTCCAGCCATATTTGGTTCTAGATAAAACCCCTCTGACAAAACCTATAATAGAACTTTTAAAAATGTCATCACAATTGTGTGTGCGACATTTCCAATTACCTCTGTAATAGTCTCCAGTATGATAAATATTTATAGCCGAAGCATTATCTCCACCATGTATAGGGCAAGACATGGTTATCATTTTATTTGACATTTTATAATCAGGAATGTCTAAGGCTGTTAGTAACTCTTCTATGTTATCACATGTTTGATCACAAACAACCTTTAGTTTTTGCTGATTATACGAATGGAATTTCTGTGTCATTGTTTTCATTGTTATCGTCTACAATAAATCCGTCTTGTTTTTTGTTGCTTGAACTTTTCAATTCTAGTTTTGTTTTACCTTCTGTGATCTTTGCACACCAACCCTTCATATGACAATTAATATAGTCATTATCGTCAAGACCACCACCATGTCTGCTAATTAGGGGTACTAATTTTCTATTGCCACTAGCCGGTCCATCTTCAGCAATTTCTTCATCAGACTTTCTTTTGAAGATAGTAAAATTACTACACAACCATATGATTCTATCTGAACCAGAAGCGGTATCAGTAGACTCCTTGGTTATACCATCCCTATTTAGCTGGATAAAGGCGACTACGGGTATTTTATACCTTACCGCAAAGTTATGCAAGCTTGTCATCATGAATCCTAGCACTTGGTATTCCTTCATATCTTGTGATATACCAGCCGAATCCATTAACTTCAAATAATCATAAAATATAACACAGTCTTTAGCGGTTCCATCTGGGTTGAGCCCCACTTCTTTGACAAGCCATCTTCTCATTATTGACAGCTGATCTTCAAATGGCTTACCAGCAATACTTTTATGATATAGCTTACTGTTTTTAATAGCTTCTATAGCCTTGGATATTTTCATCTTCTTGTCTGGAGACTCTGCAAATTTACCAGTTTCTATAGCATTGATTTCTATTTCTGTCATCATGGCTAATAGTCTATGGATATGATCTTCTTTTGTCATTTCAGTATCCATGTTCAATACTGGTATGCCTCGTTGGGCTATATTCGCACCCATATTATCAGACAATAGCGTTTTACCGGTCTTGGGTCTTGCTGCTATAACATTAACAGTACCTTTTCTTAAACCTCCACCTATGGATTGATCATAGATGGGGAATCCTGTGGGAATACCAACTTGATCAATTTTATGTAGTTCAAGTTGTTCTACATACTCTTCTAGAGAGTTTCCTATATTTTCTGGTCCGGTATCACTATCTACTAGTAGTGAAGAAAAGTTAAAAATACTATCTTCAGCAATACCAACTATAGAAGAGATTGCTTCATTTCCAGTTATATCTAGAATTTTTTCTTGAGCTAGTTCTAATTGTTTTCTCAATAGTCTAGCTATTTCTAGCTTACGAATTTTTGCAGCAAATTTTCTAACATTATCTAGACTTACTGGAAAATCTATTACTGCCTTTAGATGTTGTGTCTCTTCTTTTTTACTAAGTATGTGAGCGACACCTATCTCCTGTGCTATAGAATAAATGGAGGCTATATCTATTGTAGCCTGATTATTTTCGCACAGCGTTTTGAGACATTTAAATATAATACTGTTACTATCAATTGTAAAGGAAGTATCCTGAACAATATCTGCTACGTCTAAATATGCATCTTGCCCATATGTGCAAATGCCTGCTAGTACCGCTCTTTCTGCGGCAGGATCAGCTAAAATCATAAATTACCCCAACTTTGAATGAGATGATGCTATCTTTGTTTTTTGTATTGACAATAAAATATCGGATAAGTTTTTAATATTTCCTGCTAAGTATTGTAGTCTGTCGCTTCGTTGTTTCGCATATTTTTTGATTTTATTAAGGGCTAATGCTTTATCATTATTTTTTATAGCTTGAAGAGATTTTTCCATATATCCATATCCCTTATAATTGTTTATTTCATCAGCTATAACATCTTTGATAGTTTCTTCAGACCAATTCAATCTTGCTATTTCCCTGTTAAGGGTTCGTTGAACATGAAAAGAGAATTGGGCTAAACGATATGCTATTTGAGCGCAATCTTCCGGAGTTAGTTTTTCTAAAACATCTCTGTTCATTGTTAAGTAGCTCTGAAGTTCTGTTTCAGAAAAAGCGTCTGATTTGTACTTTTCAAATCCTATGCTCTGTTCATACTCATCAAGAATCGTGTCCCAGGATTCAACTTGTTCTTTGGTATTCATTTAAAATCCTTTGTGTCCACTGATCTATACTTTCATTGAATGGCAATTCGATATATACTATATCATTTATACGACACCATTCCATTTTATCTCTATCTCTCTTTTTATGCTTCATAAATCCTAATTGATTAGAATGATAGTGTGCAACAAATTTATAATGTTGTTCACCATGTACTTCAATACAGAATTTAATTAAGGGCAAATAAAAGTCTAGATAGAGAGTTTCTGACTTTCGAAGTATTATAGGTACTTCTTCGAGTGCCACCAAGGTCGGAAAAATATTCTTGATCACACCCCTAGCCTGAACGTGTAAGCTAGATTTATTTGCCAATTTACTATGAGCCATATTACCAATAAGTTGCCAATTGTGAGAATTGCCGTCTAAATCCTTTACTAGCATTTGATACCCATCATGTTTTTAACTTCGTTATATAACTTATCATAAGCTTCTGGATTATCTAGAATGTATTGTCTGACTTTTTCCAAACCTTGAAGTTTTGGTTTGGCTTCTAAAAAGTCGAGGGTATACCAAGCACCACCCTTATTAATTAACCCCATATCAGATGCTAATACAATAAGTTCTGTATGCTTGTCAATACCTTGTCCATATCTTAAATATGATGTAATTGTCCCTCCTGGCGGTCCAAGAGCAGAACATACAACTTGCCACGTTATTTCTTGACCTATTTGATTCCCATCAGCACCAAGAGTCCATGGGCTGAAACTTTTGGCTCGTAATTTAATATCTGTTTGATATGCTATAGCCTGACCAGACTTCTCTTTGAACTCTGCACCATAGCCTGTGGGATTGCCCATTAAATGAGTGATACCTATGACTATATTTTTATTTACAGGAATAACATTAGCAACCTTTCTGCAAAATTTTGCTAATAATTTAGCACCGTCTGCTCTTTGCATTTTATCCATATCGGATGTAATTTCTGCTTCTGTACATAAAGCAGAATATGAGTCTATGATTATTACTGACCCTGGTTCTTCATTAATAATTCTTTCTGCTATTTGAAGATATTCTTCGGCATGTAAAATTTTTCCCTGTTGAGATCCTATAACTTCAAACCTAGATAAATCTAATCCCGGTATGCCTTCAAGATCTCTTTTTTTCAATCTACCTTCAATATTTAGGTAGTACACAACTCGTGGCTTTTTAAGATCGCCCTGATATTCTTTTTTTTGTGCTGTCGCACAGAAGGACAAAGACGTTGTGGTTTTGCCGCATTTGGGTTGTCCGGTTAAAACAACAAAACTACCTTCTGGGATACCACCATTTAAAATAACGTCCAGAGCAGGGCTTACAGGAATGACCAGAGATGGCTTATCCACCACAGCACTTCCCGATAAAATGATATCAGAACCAAAATCCTTGATGACACCTTCTTTAAGACCCATTTTCTATATCCTCTAATTTTGATAAAATATTTTTTTTCAGATTGATCGTTTGCCTATGAGAAACATCTTCTTTGCGCTCAAATTTTTTGGTCAAAACATCATTTTCCTCTTCGAGCAATTTGGCTTCTTGTTCAATTATAGGAATCAGATGAGGCGCTCGCAAGGAGTAGATTCTTTCTGTTTTCGGGTTGTTCATAGCCCTTATAACAGGTTTTTCTCCGTATTCTTTAATGAGCTTGTTTGCTGTTGCTATTTGATTACGAAAAAAAGCTGACCACTTTTTATTAGTCCAAAATCTATAATGCAAATCCTGCTTATCCATTTTGGCTTTTTTCTCACAAATCATTTCTGTTATGTATTGTGCAGCAGAAACGAATTTGTCATTGGAATATCTAGATGGGTACTTCATACCTTGTCTGTTTTTAGTACTTCTTTACTTGCTGACGTTAGTGCTTCTTGTAGGTGTTTGTCGAATAGTTCGATAAATTTATCAAAGTCTTCTTTTGCTGGTAATGGGATGTAATAATTTTTTTCTACCAGTTTTGGAATCTTATAGGATTGACCCTTTTCGTTTAATGATAGTACTTGAAATACGATCTTGGTAAAGATTTCGTGTTGGTAATCGGTATGTTTCTCTTCTTCTTCAAACAGTTCACCGTATGCCCCACGAAAATAAACGTCTTTGTCTTTCTGTTTATCTTCTATGAATTTAGAAATTATTTCTTCTATCTGTTCTTTTTCAGTTTTCTGTTGTTCTTCCATAATATTATCCTGGTGATGTCGAACAATTATTACACTTATATCTTTCTCTAGAGTCAACCATATTGGCGCTTATTTTTTCGGTTTTATTACACACTCTGCATGTAACTTCCACAAAGTCAACAGGTCTATTCCTTGCAGTAGGGGGGTATTTGCATAATTTTTTATCTATTTCTATATCTTCTTTATGCATATTTGCTTCTGGCATATCAGCAAACTTATTTACTCTTTTCTTTTTGTTGTTAAATTTTTTGCTGCTATCCTTTATTGGATCTTCGGGCAAAGTATCTTCATTTTCGTCATTGTCTTCTTCTGGAAGTAGAGACGAAAGTAGTGATATTAATTCTTGTAATTTTTTTGGATCTTTGGCCAGCTTTTGTAAATCCATATATTATTCCTTTTTCTTTTTTGCCTCACTAGGAACAAAAATTCCATTCATATATCTATTATTTTTTGGATTGGCTGGTGGAGCATTCTTTTTAACAGCATCATTGTATTCCGAAGCGTCTTTCGTCATAATAGATACAGTATTGGTTTTTTTACCCATTGTTGTATTAATCATGAGACTTTTAGATCTACTTGATGTTGGTTCTTGAGCAGTTTTAACCGCAGGACCATCTTTATTAACAGCATTAAATTGTTCTAGAACTTTAGACACCTGATCTATACTAAGCTTAAGTTCTTGAGCTATTTCTTCTTTAGTTTTATTTTGTTGAGCCAGCCAGTTTATAGCATATGTATTAGCTTTACTTATTCTTGCCATTATATCATCTCCCTTTCTGCATTGTTAAGCCACGATTCATTTTTTGTTTTGAGAAAATTTAGATACATATCAAATATCTTTGGGCTAACATCTTTATACCTTGTTTGTTCTTTACAAACCCTATTGATAAACTGATGTTGTTGATTATCTTGATATGTGCCTATTGGATTATATAGCTTACCTCTAGAATCCAATTTAACATAATACCTAGTAGAGTTATTATCTGGTATATATATTGATTTAGCATATGTATTTTCATTCTCTTCTTTAGTTCTAGGATTAAACTCTTTATCTTGATAGTCTTCGCTACCAATAATGGTAAAATAGCTTTCTGTTCTTGGTTTGTCCACTTTTGGTTTTTGAGACTGGAAAATACAGCTACTATCTAATTTATTTATTCTGTGTTCCATTTTATTTTACCCTTTGATTTTTTCATTCTACTCATGCCTGATGGCAATTCTTTTTTCGGAGCTTCGTCTTTATAACTATTGTGTTTCTTATAGAGTGCTATTTTTTGATCATCGCTCATTCTTTCACTATTTCTATTAGCTAAATGTCCTATTGTTTTTATTTCACTATCTGATAGTCTAACAGATGTATTTAGAGTAGATAGATCGTCATGATAACATCTTGAAGTATTTTTGCTACCGCAAGATTCACACTTAACATTTTCTTTATATTCTCTAATAGAACATACTATTTCAAATTTATTTTCGCACTTACTGCAAAGATATGTATAACAAGGCATTACTTAATTTCTCTCTGCGCTTCCGTGAGCCATTGAATATTTTTTGTTCTTAAAAATGTGATATATTTATCGAATATTGCTTGATTCACTTCTATAAAACGATCATTGTTTTTACATACTGAATCTATAAAACTTGGTTTGGAGCTTTTCACAGAATATAGTTGTATTGGATTATACAGTGTTTTATTGGGTAATACCTTAATATAAAATGAGTATCCAACAGATTCATTATTGAATGTATTAGACTGAAAAGCTTTTGGCAATTTATTTTTAACAGCCTTAGCGTAGACAAAATTATCTTGAATTTTTTTGCATGGATTTCCGCTTTCATCAAGAAAGTCTTCATTGCCAATTAGGGTATAGTAAATTGATTCTTTGGTGTCGTTTTTTATTTTATGAATGTTCATGATAAATATGCGGCTGGCAAATATAAAGTCCACTCTTCCGGTATTTCTTCCTTTATCTTAGAGAGATATGACTTCAATGGCAAGTACTTTGCGGTTTTAGTTGGTCTATATGGTAAATTTAATAATGGCATATTAGCTTGTTTGGGTGTTTTACTCCCCTTTTTCCTATTACACGCTAAACATGCAGTCACTATATTTGTCCAATTAGTAGGTGTTCCATTAGAATAGTCCCACTGTGATTTTGGTATAACATGATCATATGTTAATTGGGCCATATCTTTATATTCGCCACAATATTGACATGTGTGATCATCTCTAATAAATAAATTTTTTCTTGAAAAATTAACTACCAGATGATTATACTTTTTATATCTTGAGGTTTTAGCAATACATGGGACGGGAAATCTCTTACCGTTTGGGGCATTGATAAAGTCATTCTTATAAAAATCTAATATTTCTATACCAACGTTTTTATTATAAGAATTTTTGATAGACCATATTAATGCCTTTCTCCAAGATATAACGCACATTGGCGAGTAATCAGCATTTAGTACTAAACATTTTTTATGGTTTACGCTCATAATTATCTAGTCTGGCTAATATACCTGCTATGATTGGATTTCTTACAATATCAGAAGATTCTAATTTAGCAAACCCAATACCCTCTAGTGATTCTAGTGCATTGATCATCTCTATGAATCCACCTTGTAGATGTCTCATAAGATCAGACTGACCAACGTCACCAGTTAAGACTAGCTTACTTTCTCTACCGACTCTAGTTAGTAACATTTTTAATTGTTCATATGAAGCATTTTGACACTCATCTGCTACAATAAAACAATTATGAAAATTGCGACCTCTCATCAAACCTAGAGGTACAATTTCTATCTTATTATTCGTCTTCAATGAAATATATTGAGCTGTATTAATAAAATAGTTAACTTCGTCTAAGATGGGTAATAGGTACGGATGTAATTTTTCTTCTGCTGTTCCTGGTAAATAACCGATTTTTTCTCCTGCTTCTATAACTGGTCTAGTAATAATAATTTTTTTAACTTTTTCTTCTAATAGGTATTCCAAAGCCATACCGATAGCTATATGTGTTTTACCACTACCAGCCAAGCCTTGGCAAAAGGTAATAGTATTTTCTGCTATAGTTCTGATATAGTCTTTTTGATTTTCACTTCTAGGTTTTAACCTATTTCTATAACCGTCTCCAATAGATTGTATATTACCACCAAGGTCTTTTGTTAAATCAATAGCTTTATTATTTTTTCTTTTGTTTTTGTTATTTTTTCTCAATGTGGATACCTTTATGAATAAAGTTAAATTAGACAAGCGCCGCCAGCGCAACTAATTTCCTCTATTCCGGCAGTATTATCCTCTGTCTCAGCCAGTTGCGTATAATCGACTTTCTTAAAACTATCGAATAGATCACAATAAATTTTCCAATTATAAACATCTTTCATACAATAGGTGAGTCTTCTGACGTCTCCATCAAAATACTTACCAGCAAAATTTTTCATTTTGGTAACGAACTTAAGCTTATTTTCAGAATCATTTTCTTTTGCTTGGTTCATAGATACATAATCACATGCTGCCCATAGATTATTATCAAAAGCATTTAAACCAAGTTCTATCAGTCCAGAACACCACAGAGCCGCATCTCCATACTCCTTCACTATTTCTCTACTAGTATATACAGTAGTAAATGGTGCTTGAGGATAGTCTTTGTCTCCGCTTTGAGGTATTAAACTAATACCAGCAAAATATTTTCGATTATCATAAATGTATTTAGTAACATCCTTCCATTCATCTGGTTTAACAGTAACGGTATTACTTACATTATGACTCAGATATTCTTGTGTGCAAAGAGATCTGTTTTTACCAGAGTACACCCAATTTTTCTGTGTTTCCTTTACAATAGTTAACATTTCAACCGCAGGCAGTTGATTCTTTAACTTTGCTCCATCTGGAACCTCTATGGGGAACTTGATTACTTCGTCAGTATTATTTGCTGACCAAGAAGATCTTTCGCAGGCTTGGGGGTTTAACTTTTTAAAGTGTTGGTACGGTGCCTCTAAAACATTGGCCTGTACGTGTCTTATATATCGTTTAGCATGGTGAGGATGAATACCAGACGAAGTACCAAGCATACTAGAAGAAGTTCCTTCTGGTTTGAGGCAAGTAACTCTGGCAGCTTGATTGATATTGATCTTTTTTGATAGTTCTTTGTTAGTTTCTACAGCGATTTTGGCACCTTGCTTTAATACGTTTTCTGTTAAAACTATGTCGTGCTTTTCCATAATCCCGGTCAAAGAAACACCTAGTAGTGCTTCTCTCTGGAAGATTTTTTGACTAATTTCTCCCAGATATTCAAGGTTGGTAAATCCTGCTTGCAGTGTGCCAATAATGGCTGCTGCTTTGCATCTTTCATAAAAATCATTTTCGTCTGTAACAGATGAACAGTTGATGGTTGATAGATTACACCCTTGCCAACCGGACTCACCAGTTTCTTCGTCCACCGGCCACATACCAACTTCTACACATGGATTAAATGTCATTTCTGTTGAATCACTCCATATGAATCCTGGTTCCCCAAACTCCTTGACACTTTCCATCAATGCTTTGAATTCGTCAAATGATGTACTATCTTTTAAAAGAAGAGCTGAATTATTGCTTCTTGCTCTTTGTGGATTTTCCATATACCAATTACCTGTTTTGGCTTTTGCCATTTCTTCATCATCAGCACTAAATAGAGCTAATGATGCGCTTCTTCTAACGCCGCCAGATAATACAGCATCACTGCTATGCATAATAATATCGTATGCATCAATAGGTCTTAGTTTTTTCTGACCGCTAGCAACGCATCTGTCTAAAAGTGCCCTAATCTTTTCAAGACCATTTTGTAGTGGCTCAAATCCCGGAGCCTTACCAACACCAGAAGATAGTTTGGCACCTTTACCTCTAATATTAGAGTAATCAAATACTACATATTGATCTTTGTACTTCTTAAACTTTTCTTCGCTAGCTTTAGTAAAGTAGGAACTTAGCAATGCTCCAAGAGCATCTGACCATCCTTCGATACTATCTTCTATTATATACTTAATGCCAGTATCTTGATCTTTTTTTGCTTGAGAAAGTGTTGGCAATTTAGCAACATGGTGTTTTTGCACACTAAAGCCTGTGCCACTACCGCACAATAATAGCCAGAAACACTCTTGGAAAAATCTGAGGCGATCACAATACGAACTTGTGCAATTATATATCTTTGCATTTCTTTTTAAGATTGGTTCCCCGCCAAATTGTAATGCTCTTTGAGAACCTAGGATTTTCTTTTTGTACATCATATCATATGCCCAATCAATATCTGGGCCTATATTTTTGTCTGCATATTTGGTATGCATCATATCTCTAACTCTATCGACTGCTTCTTTCCAAGTTTCTCTTCTATTCTTATCTTCTATCCAACGGGCATATTTACTAACAAATGTATAATTCTGTAACTCTTGTAAAGCAGACATAGACTCTCCTATAAGTTCTTAATAAAGAAATGTGTAGATAACACAGGTCGTATTAAAGATAGAAAATTTTGTTTTCATTCTGTGTTACCGTTATAATCCATTGATTCAACGTATTGTATTTACTTCATAATACACCAGCAACATCTTTCAGCCAAGAAAGATCTGCATTAACTTTGTGAATTTCCATTTTGCTCATTGACATAAAAATATCAAATCTTTTTTGTGCTTCTTCATCAAATAAATGTGTTCCATGATCATCTATCATATAGACCTTTTTAATTCCTTCTTGCCATAATGCTATGATACAATCATTGCAACATTGGCCAGTGACATATGCTATTCCATTATCTGGTCTAACAACACAATTAGACAGAGCATTTCTTTCAGAGTGTACCATCCACGGATATTTATCTGGTCTAGATGTGGGTAGTTTAGAATCATCTAAACCTCTAGGGAAACCATTATAACCAACACCCAAAATTCTATTATTAGAGTCTGTTATTACACAACCATGTTTTGTGTGTATATCATGACTACGTTGAGCGACTATTTTAGCTAGTCCTAAAAAATAATTAATCCAGTCTGGTCGCATTTCCTATTTTTCTAGCAATTTTTTGTAAAAAACTAAAGATGCAGTGGCTCCTACCACTCCCATCAATATTCCGGCTGGTTGAAGAGGCGTCATGCCCAACAGGTATGTTATTGTACCTCCTGCATACGATCCTGCAACCCCTAAAGCTATTGTTTTTACAAAACCAAAGTTTTCTTCTCCAGGAACTAAAGTTTTTGCTATTGATCCAACAAAAATGCCATATACACACCATACTAAAAGACTAAACATTTGCTGCCTCCACTAGGGTTTGAATCTCATCCTTGGTTAATGTTTCTCCTACATCTAATATTGCATTTAATAAAGATAATGAATATTTATTATAATCTTCTTTATTCAATTCTCTTCTAAGAATTTTTTTGATTCTCATTTTCGTGAACCATCCACGATGTACGCTATAATGTTTGATTTCTGATCCATATAGATCACACTTATCTGTTAATGAATAATTTCCAGATAATTTATTTTTATTGCATTCTTGTAATATTCTTATACAAGTTAATATTATACTAATCATCATTAGTATTGTAATAATTGCAAATCCGCACCTATCATTATTTGATCTGGAAATAGAAGATTTTTCTAGTACTTTAATAGCAATACTTTTTAACTTCTCATTATTTTCCATATTATTTTACTCTTTGTTTAGGTAGAGGACAAACACCATTTGGACAATTGTTTTTTGATGGTGGTTGAGGTGCTGGAGTTATGGATTTAATAGGTCCAATTGATATAATACTTGGATTTTGTTTTTCTGGTTCGCAATATGTACATTCAATTTTTTTAATGCCATCACCGCTCATATACCAGCCCTTACCAACACAAACTGGACAGTCTTTTCTGTTATATTTTTTATTAGTTTCGCCAACATGCTTGGCTTTTATAATACCTCCAGCCACGACTACTGGGGCAGTTGTAGAACCATAGTAATGAGATTGAGAAAACCACAATCCTACACATAATAATGCTACTGATAATTTATTCATTTTTTATTTCTCCATGGTAGAATATTATCTACTATATTTTTTATAGGTCTTGGTCTGTTCGGTTTGGGAACATCCACTTTGGGTTTTGGAGAAAACTTTTTCTGAGTTTTATTAAACAGCGCAGCTAGTCTTTCAATGATACTAATGATCATATTGATGACAGCTCTAATTTCGAGTCTTTCTCTTAAATTCATTATTACCTCAAATAAAAAGATGTATATATTAATACACCAATTTTATTTAGGATCTGTTTTGAATTATAGATATGTTTCGAAGCCGTAGTCTGGTAATTTCTGTAGAGGAAAACCGTCGAAACCACTAAAGGCATACGAACCATTTTGGCTTAACATACCAGCAGCCACGTCGGCATGGATTAAAAATGAGCCCTCTGGAATTGGACCCCATTCTGGATGTCCTCCGTCGTTCCATTTGCCCCAACTATTTTGTACAAGAAATGCTGGTTCACCATTTGTGTCATCACAAGCAATCCATGCCATGCAATGTCCCCAGCTTCCAGATTGTTTAGCAAAACCTTTCTTGTCTCTTGTACTGCTAAAACCATAATTGCTACATACTGCTAATCCATAACCATTAGCTAAAGCATCTCTTGCTTCTTCTACTGTTCTAATTAGTGAGGCTGTTCGTATTTGATGATCATTCGCTAGATCTAATACCTTGTCTGGTAATCCTCTTCCTCCCCAACTAGCACCTAGATTACCATTATATTTAGTAAAATCAGCAATACCTGGATAATTTTTTCTAACAACTATACCACCAACCTTACTCACAAATTCAGCGGCTCTAGCACAACTCATACCTTGTCCAGAAAAGCCCCTGTATCCGTATATTGCTTCGGTTGCACCTTTTGCAACCCAGTCTTCTCTCTCATTTCCAATATCTATTTCTACTGCTCTGGTTACGTCACAAGCATTGCGTGTTCCATGACTAACACAATCCCCAGTAGTTTGTCTTTCATTGTATGGATTTTTATCAAATTTTAAAACACTTTTGAATGGTGTTGAAAGTTTGCCTTTGCCTGTACCGCTTATTCTTCTACTAGCATCTCCAAATAATGGATATTTGGATGTTTCCATCAAATGATCATATACATGTTGTTCCCAAATACATCCAGAAAATCCTTTACGATAATTATCGTATAATTCTTTAGGGGTATAGCGTGGCATTACTTACTACTTTCATTACAAGCCCAAGCTAATGCATTAAAAGCATCCACAGCTTTTGCTCTTAGCTCTGGAGATAATAATATCTGATCTTCACCGATACTAGTAACAACAACTGCTTTTGCCGCACTAGGTAAGCTAGAATATTTGCCTTTGATATCTAGTTTTAACATAACTCCAGCCAAACCATTTGCCTGACGGATATCTTCTGTATTTTTAATAACCATATCTTCTCCATCAAGTTCTACTAATTTAGCAACATCTATATATAGATCTCTTAGCCTTCTAGCATCGGCCTTATGATCAACAACGGAGTTTAGTACCTTAATAACTTCTTCAGCAGCAACCTTAAGTGCTTCATTAGATGGGGCAGGTAGTTCAAGAACATCTACCGCTACAGGTCTTGGCCTAAAACCATTAGATAGATCTGGCTTAACTAACCCAACAACTATTAATAATCCTGCTAAACCTAGTAATATATTTTTAGTACTCATACTACATGATCCTTTTTTTGACAAACATTGGGACTTAAAAATGGAAACATCTCATCTGCTACTTTAACCGCTTCCGAACATCCACTTTGTACAGCCAAATCTCTTGTTTGTTTCCAAGAAACAACTAGCTTAAAAAATGTATCCTCGGCATCGTTCTTTTTTGTTGGAACTACTACTGGAGAAACTGATGGAACATTAACTACTGGCAAACCAGCCGTTGCTCCACTTTTCATTTTTTCTACTAAGCCTGCTAAAAGTTTCTGTACTGGGCTAAGTCTATCCTTAAACACAACCCATAATACTAATCCTACACCAGCATATAGAGCCAAATCCGTTGGACTCAAACGACTACTAAATTCTTGAAAACTTTCTGTAAAATTCATTTTAACCTCTCTTATTTATCTGAAACTATTGGAGTCTTATCTACAGCGGGAACAACGGTACTGTTTGGATCAAGAAAAACACCAGTATTTCTGAATGTTGTAACCAAAGCATCAATCGACGAGCTAGCCAAAATCATCAATATCTGTTTAACATACTTCTGTATAATAGGCTGTAAAAATTTTGGCACAAATGGAAAATTTATTACTGTAAATACCTGATCGTAAAAATTACTAAGCATTGCCATAGCCAATGTCTTTTTATCTGCACCTCTTAAATTAGGGTTATTATTTTCTATACTTTGTATAACCTCTGCAATTGCTAATTGCAAAACATTCCATGCTTGTGGCATGGCAACCTGTTTTGTTGATTGCAATAAAGATTTTGCTTTACTGACCAGATTTGTTAGATCGCTTACTGATAGTTGAGCTTCCATTTTTTTTACTCCTCTTTTTCTTGGGTTGAGTTTTGGGTTTGGGATGGTTTTTATTTATGGTTGCTTTGCGTTCATCTTCTGTGGCTGTATCCCACCAAGTTTTCTTTATTTCTTTTCTGCTATTGATATATTTCCATAGTATAGCTAATTGACCACCTATTAATATAATACTTTCAACACCATGACTGACATCTCTTATGAGATCTTCTTTTTGACTATTATCTCCTATTAATCCTACTAAATATAAACCACTAAATACAAAACTAACTAGAGTAAACCAGAATTCGCTTGTTCGATAACCGGGTTTAACCATAATAGAATCTCCTTAATATTTAAATACACTAAATTTAAGTTAAGGATTAAGAACAGTAAATCCAGTAGGAAATACATTAGTATTGGTATATATTGATATTTTGCCGCGAATTCCGCCATATCCGTATGGAGAAACACCAGGATAAAGATCTCCTTGTATACCAGATATACTAATACCTCCAGAGGCAGAAGATGGGTCTTGATTAGGATCACTATTCCAATATCCATTATTGACTTTAAACCAAATCAAATTATATCGCCCGTTGGATCATCCATGAATAAAAATACATCATCATTACTTAATGATCCGCTACCTTCAGGGAATTCATTGATGAGTTTTATACCCATTTAACCCCCCACTAATTCTACAAAAATACCATTATAGAATCTATTTCCATATTTGTTAGATATGGTTTCTATAGTAGGAGTATTTAGTACTGTTACATCATTTGTTTTGTACTGACCTGTTTTTTGAACACTAATAACTAGTGTACCATTTTTGATTGGTTCTGATGTTTTGCTTTTTGTGATATCTGTAAATGGTCTTGACATGGTAAATCTCCAAGTTTTAAAAATTACTTATATTTATACACTTTTAATGGTTTTCTATTCTATCTTCTAATGCTTCTAATGTTTTGCCCAACATGGCAATTTGAACTTTTAGCTCATTCATTACTTCAGTATTTCTTTGTAGAGCAGATGCGAAAGCTGCTTGGCTTTCTTTTCCACTATTTAGTCTTTCCATAATAAATTGTCTATCATGAACGTATGGACTTTGGGTCTCTATCATGTTTAATACTTCTGATTTTGTTGCCATATTACGACCAATAGCAACCCAAAATCCTAACATGGTAACAATAATACCCACGCATGTTGTTGCTATATTTTCCCAGAAATGAATAATAGTTTCACTCATGATATCTAACCCCTTTAAGTAAAATTACAATCTGCGTCTTGAGAATTAATTGTTCTAGATATATCAACAGATGGATCTTTTTTAATTCTATATTGTCTACTAATTTTGGAAGTAATAGTCTTGTACTTATCTCTTCCACACTTATCTTTACCGTCCGGTACTGTTTTAGTACACGATCCGTCTGATAATGGAGTGACTTTATCTAAGGTGTTTGCTTGAACTTTGGCCTGTAAAGATTCATTGAATTTATTCCATCTTGTTTGAAACTGTCCTAAGTTATTGCAAAGATAACTGTCTCCGACTCTACTAAACTTAAAAGTAAAAGACAAATTACCTCCTCCAACTACTGAACTACAATCTTCTGATTGTCCACATTGTGGAGGAGCTTTGTCACAATCTCCATCACATTCTAGTGTTCTAGTACATGCAACTTTAATAAATGCCACAACATTCAATGTAGCACTAAATCCCGAAGATTGTCTTCTAGGAGAACAAAATCCAACTGGAGATGTAACTGGTTCAGCCATTTTTACTCCTTATGGGACGTCGCATTTTGGAGGAGGATTATTATCATATGGGTCTTTTGTAATTGAGTTTGATGATAGTGATTTCACGCCAGACTCTAGCGATTTCAACATAGATTCTATTGCTCTTGGATTCAAATTATCTGTATTGACTAGTATTTGATAGTCATTAATAAATTGTTGAATAATATTATTATCGTTAAAACTAACACTAATATCATAATCTATCAAAACATCTTCATCTTTTAGACCATGATTAGTATAATAAATACTATTTTCTAACAGTGGAATAGTTTTTTGATTTTTGAATGTATTATCAGAAAAAACTCTGCCATCATGAACAAAAGCTGGTTTAGTAAGTTTTTTTACTGACCCAAAAATTTTTTTAGTAAAATTATATCCAGATGAAATAGAAATATTATTAGGCATATTTAATCCTCGTTATCAACGAAGGTATTTTAGAGCCCGAATAAAAATTTATTTTAGTATTTCTAGCGTCTCTGTCTAATTCTTGGTATGGTTGATATATATGAGGTTTACTAACTACAAAGTCCGACGCCGTAGCATCGGACTTGTAGATAGCATTTTTACTCTTGTATATACCATTCGGTTTTTTTACCAAATAGTTATTACGATACATTTAATTACCCGTTCTTGGGCTTGTATCCAACAGTAACAGGATTCTTGGCAACACCCTTGAAAGTAAGATTGCCAGGAGCACTTCTTGTTGGAGTAGCAGCACGATCTTTGTAAGAACCATTGCTTCCTACTAGAACACCGTCTGTACCAGTTGTTCCAGTATCATTTGCTACAACAGGATACCCGGCATCCCATTTACCAAGATAGAAATTAAACTTACCAGCTCTTATAGCTGTGAGTTCTCTACGAGTTAAGACAGATTCTAACTTATGAATACCTCTGATTTGAGAAGGTACGTCAGCGCCCGACTTAAGAGCTGTGTTAGCAATACCTGTAATCGTTGAAGATGATCTGAGAGCAACTGGCTCTCTAGTATTGTAAGCAATCAAGCCACCACTAACAGATTTTGCTACGTCTGTAGTAACTAAAACTCTAGAACCTACGAAGCCTAGATTACTACCTCCGACAGCAACACCCTTTACATTAGTAGCAGATGTTTTAACTCTTAATACAGCACCCTTATTATTTACAGTACTGGTTGTTGTAACAGCAGAACCATTTTGTTGAATTGTGGCCATTATTTTTCTCCATGCATGAGTAAAGATAGAAAACAGTGAATATTCACTAATCTTATACCCCAGGAGATATTATTTTGCTATATTTTTGCTAAATATACTTAATCCATTCAAAGAATTTAGTCTTATAGCGTATAAATCGGCCTTTTTTATAGATACCATCTGACTATCATTCCAAACATTTCCATTACAAATAATATTAATATCATGGACTTTTCTTTTTATCATCACAGAAGCTAATATATTATCATTGATATCATCTAGTAAATATCCTGTTGAAGGAAGGATATTCTTTATTCCATAGCCATGTAGAATTTGCGCAATCTTGTACAGTAAATCGTAGCTAAAAATCCTGTATTCTAAAAAATATCTTAATTCAACATCATTATGAGATGAACATAATTCTAGTATATTTTTAACATCATCTCTAAATTTATCATATTTTCGATTAGTTAGAGGACTAGGAGGAGCCACAACATCTATTACTTTTGCACCATTTTTAATAGAGTGTTCTATAGAGGTTATTCTGCTTTTTAGATCAGATGTACCAAGTGGATAATCTATAGCAGAGGATATTTTTATGTGGTCTGGTACGAATGTTTTTACTAATTTTACATAACAAGGTAATACAGATATGATATCTGGTTTATATTTTATTGCTGCTGTTATGTTATCTTTGTATTCATTATCATGTAATGATACGTCATATAATGAATATTCTAATTTCATTTCTTTTTATTTAGTTTAAGACTATCTATGGATGGATACTGTTTTGAACCTAGAATACCGTCTGCAAATCCATAATACACCGCTTCTTCTGCTGTGAGTATCCAATCGCATTTGTTGGCTAGTTGAGAAACTATGTGTTTTTTTGCCATCATTTTTTCCAATTTTTTTCTTTGGCTATAACGCTAGTTTCCATGCATCTGTCTGTAAATATATCAACCATTTTATCTGTTTCCCTGTCGTTCCACGCTATGCTGCTTGATGCGGCCTTTGTGTGTTCTTCATTTATACTAATAGAACCATAGTGTATTAGCATATTTGTATTTGGCATAAGAATTCTTGTATGAGCAGCCTGTAATAAAACACTACTGCATGACTCCACTTTTGCATAAGCTAATAATATAACTTTAGCTTTTGAGAATTTAATGGCGTCATACATACCGAGTAAATCTTGCCAATCTCCGCCCGGAAGATGCATATGTACTAATATTGGCTCATTAGATATGTGGTTTAATAGTCTTAGATTTTTTTCAAATGTTACGGCGGATTTAAAGTCCAATATCTCATCTGCACTATCTGACAAGTATGCGTGTAGATATATTTCTCTATTTTTGATATCAATATTAAAATTATGAATATGGTCTATTGTTGTGTTTTCAGTCATAATATTTATCTATAAATTCATAGACATTATCATTTATGCATTTCATAACGTCTCTGTCTGTAAAAATTTTACCAATACCAATTCTAAATCTATATCTAGTAATTACATCTAATATTTCCACACCGTCAGACTGCTCTATTACTCCAGCAATATCTTTTGTTAGATTAAAATTAGTATGACCAATCCAAAAATTAAACATTTCACTCATAGATAAATCGTGCAAAGGCATGACTCCCATAGGGGTGATGATAGCCTTGGTGTGTATCATATGGTGTGGAGGTAACATTTGTTCATCACCAAGCATCGCTTCTGAATCCTCAGATTCTTCTGGAGCAATATCTGGCTCACTATCAAATGGATCAATCCACTTTTCCCAAACTATTAGATGGTTTCTAGACATAGGATCTCCTCTCTCATCATAATAGAGGTTGTGGTGCATATATAAAGTACACCGTTGAGCTTATCACGGTCTTTTAAAGACTCTACTAGGTCTAACTAGAGGTTGATTAGAATTTTTAATGGCTATTTTATTGTTTTCAATATGAAAAGATGACCAAAATGCAATAATGTTATTAACAAATAATACCATTTTAGGATCATCCTTAGATGAATTACTAATCAATATATCAGCTATTTTTTGTGCATATATCCCATCTGTAATATTGCTCAACAATCTACCATATGATTCAGCATAATCTAGAATATTCTCATCGTCTAATTTTTCTATATCAGGAAAATAACACTTGATAGAAATATCTTTGTTATCAATAATATCAAATACTATAGATCCTGTTAGATCAGTATTTTCTGGATTGTTATTATCTTCTTTATCTGAAGATTTTTTGAACAAGTTTTTGATAACTCGGTATATGTTGAATTTCTTCAATAGAGATAAAATGCCCATTACTAATCTCTGTATTAAATGGTAAAAAAGTATAGTAATAAATATTCACTATGTTGTCATGAAAATATACATCATATAGAATATATGTTGGCTCAAAATCTAATGTTCCCAAATGATATTGAACCATAGATTGCAAGACATTGTGCATAGATCCGAACTTATCTTGTAACTCTATTGAAGGTATGGAAATTCCATTATCTCCAGATGAAACAAAATTATATGATGATCCATGATTTGTTACAGAAGGAACCAGCATCAACAGGATTGTATTAACTTGCATTAATAAGATCCCCTATAGACTTGAGACCCTTTTTAATATTTTGTCTTACAGCTTCTCTGGTTGTTCCGTACTTGGAACCAATTTCAGAAAGTGTTTGGTTATGGAAATAATATAGCTTGATCTGTTCTTTTTGTTTTTCGGTTAGTATACTACTATTGAAAAGTTCATTTACGAGACTTTGCCTATTATTTTCTAGTTCCATATTCATTACAATATCAGCAGGATCAGTATTTCTTATATCTTCTACTTGATCATCAAAAGACCCATCATCATTTGATCGAGTTCTATTTATAGAAACTGATTTATTGGTCTTATATTTGTTTGTGATATATGTTTTTAATGCCCATATAACACATTGATTTCTATAAGAATAAAGAGTTTTCTTTTTACCGGTTTCTTTACCTGTTCTATTTTCGTCCCACTTCCAATCTGCTGTGATAATAGCATTTACTATTTCTCCAAATGCTTCATCATTATTTATGATTTCCATTGCTAGTGCTGGATAAAATTTTGGAGCTAATTTTCTTACGGCTTTCTGAGCAATAGTTCTATACGTATTCAATGTTTGAAATTCCATATTTGTCCTTTTGTAGTTAGAATCCTAAAAATAAAATCTAGAGTCGGTCTTTTTACTTAGTCAACTTTTTCCATTGTTCCGGATCTGGTCTGTCTTTATCTCCGGGTTTAGCTGGTTTATAATTTTTTCCCATTCGTTCTTTTTTCTTCCTTATATTATCCCAAAGTCCTGGTTTTTTTGCTATTTCGGTTTCTACTGGATTATTAACGTCTCTTTCTTCATTATGATTTTGATTAAGATCATCTGTATGATTCGGAGAAGTCTGAACAATACTGTTCATCGGCTTGCCGGAAGATGCTTCATTAATTTCTTTTTTTGAAGACTCTGATTCTCCGTGATCACCAGAAAAAACCACAAAATCCCTAATTGATCTCATTTGTTCTGAGATAACAGCCAGTTTACCCAAAACCCACGGCTCTGTCAAATTTTCAATTATATGAGGATCGTCAATGCCGTTATAAATAGTTTTTGCGTGTACAGAGATAGCTTTCAAGGCAGACAACACCATATTTAGATATTCGTCACCATTATCTTCTGCTAAGATAGGAAGGTTATTGTATTCTGTATTTCTGGAGTCATCGTTTGAAAAATCTGTTGCCAAGGCTAGATGTTTTTGTTGTTTTTTTAGCAACTGTCCGACTGTCCAATTTTTACCACTATTCAATGTTCTATATGCTACAACTTTACCTTCTGGTTCAGGAAAAGTATCTACCCCTTCAACAGTACCTATACTACCATAGTAAGCACATGAATGATCAGTATTTTTAACAATACTGCCCATTGTATAATCCATCATTTTTTGAGAAGAATTGGATAGTTCTTGTTGAATCTCTGACAATAAATTTTTAGCTCTTTGCATTAGTTGTTTCCTACTTTGTCATCTAAAGGACCATTTGTAATCCACGCATCACAAGTTCTACTACCAGCACACTTAAAATCAAAAAGTTCGCAATATCCAAGATCTGCTAATTTAACTATGGCTCCAGCTTCATTCATATCTTCTTCACAGATACCTTTTTCTATGCATCTCATCATCTTTTCTTTAACAATAAAAACAGCACAGTTTGAGCACCTCATTGTCTTAGCTTCATCAATAGTTGTTTTAAACAAATCAGCTTTCTTTTGCCAAAATTCTGTATTGTCTAATTGAGGATTAGCTGGACCGTAATTAGCTTTTTCTACACAAATTTTTCTATTAGCTAGATTCAAACTAATATCTTGTGTAGCTGGTGGACATTCTATACTAGATTGTACTGAATCCAATAGCTCATTTGCTCTTGATTTATACATGCTTATACCTGTATCGACAAGAAGTTGTCTAGGCCCATTTGTTCAATTAATTTAAGGTAACCTTCATATAATTCTATTCCGTCTTCACTACCTTGTAGTAAAGGAATCATTATATTTGCTGTTAATTCATCTCCAACTGCTCTAGCGGCAACAATGGTTGCTCTTTCAGTTGCAGATGCTTCTCTTACTGAATCTAGATTATATTTTATCATTGCTACCATATCGTGTCTTGTCCATGCAGGAGGACTGACTGTTAGGGATTGGTAGTCTTGATCAAAAAATTCTAGTCTAGATAAATTGATCATCGCATGTTGATGTTCTTCCATAGCATCTGCTTTAATAGCTTCTGCTAATTTCTTATATCCCCATCTTTCTAGGTGTACTGCTTGAGCACTAAGTACTGTTGTTTGTTGCCAATGAATATTAAGTGATTGTTTTAGTAAATCAATAACAGTTTGAGATGAGTATCCTTCAACCGACTGAGCAATCGTTTTTTGTTCTTGTGGTTGATTTTGTTCTTGTAGTAGTTGTTCTATAGTTTTCATCTCTTGCACCTTTTTTAATAGAATGTTATAAATTTACCATGCCTTACAAGACCAGTAACGGGCTTTCCATTTTGGACCAGGATTATCACAATTATGTCTAGCTCTAAAGCTTCTTCGTCTTTCAGGAATATTTTTCTTTATTTTCATATTGGGATCGCCAAAATTAACTTTGACAACATTACCCTTCTCATTTTTGACGTAGACGCTGAATTTTTTAGGGCCATCTGGAGTCCTAAATGGTTTATTTAATGTTACTTTTCTACCTTGATATTCTGAGGCCACTATGTGAGATACGTCATAGTCTTCTGTTTGTTCACCAGCATCAACATAATCTTCGTCATTTGGTATGACTAAATTAGACAGCGTTAATTCCTCGGTATTTCCACAATCTTCACAATCAAACTCGTTAACAAAACCTAGTATAGCAGCAACATGATCTAGTAGACTATTTTTAGATTTTTTAGTTTGGCCTAGACAAATAGCAACCCTTTGTTTTGCATCGGGGTATTCTTTTTTCATAACTTCGCTACTCATGCAACGAGAAACGAAATTTTTACTATCTTCGTCGGGCTTTTTTTCGGGAATTGGCATATAGAGTATCTCCTATAATTATTTATACACAATTTAGGATTTTGTTAGCTGAATTGATCCAAGACAGCGA